TACTGATACGGTGTACGGCGGCAAGCCTCTACCGATGTTTCATGGCGACGTGCGGCCAAACCGTAAGATGGGCGCGCCTGCCGAATGGGGGCGGGTTAACGGAAAATATACCAGCCTGATAGCCGCGGTTCAGTCCTTGCCGCTCGGAGGAAGATCATGATTGATTATATCGCTACTAACTGGTTCGAACTTTTGGAAATTGCGGGCCTAGTCGTTGCGGCCGCGTCGGCCATTGCGGCCATGACGCCAACACCGAAGGACGACGGCGTGATTAAGGTTATCCGGAAAATCGTTAATGCCCTCGCCTTGAATGTCGGCAAGGCCAAGAGCAAAGACGATGCGTGAACTGATCGCTCTTCTGTCCGTGCTGGTCTCGGTTCTGCAGAGACTGGCCGGACGGAAGGAGCAGGAGCGGGCCCAGGATGAACGTGAACAGATCGATTCGGACAGTGCTCAGTATTCTGCTGATAAGTTCGGTGACGGTCGGGTGCGCCCGCTCGATGAATGGCGGCCCGATGCCCACGAGGCCAAGCGCTTTAACGATCCTGGCCGGTGACGGCTTAGTTTGCTACCCAGACTCGGATCACGAGGCCCTTATGGTGTACGTTATGGAGCTGGAGCGCCAGTCTGCTATAATCCGGCAAACAAACCAGCAGTAAGGGCGAGGCATGCAGGAGGCGGGGCGTATTATGGCAGATGTCCATGAACGGGTCGGAAGTCTGGAGCAAGAGGTGCATACGATCAACTACCAGTTGTCGGAGATCAGGGACCTTCGACCTCGCGTGTCAGAGTTGGAGCGGGCATTTGAGGGGCTGGCATACCTGAGAGCTGATCAGGCTGAGATAAAATTAGGGATTAAAGATCTATCTAGCAGCTACCACAACATGACTGGCGATATCAACGGATTCATGCGAGCCATGAAAATTGTGGGCGCCGGATTGAGCATGGCGGCCATTGTTACTGCCGCCGTGGTATGGGTTTTAGTTCAGTAATACGTTCTCACATCCGCCGGATTCCGGCTTAACCTCATCACCGCAAACTTTCCCATCGGCGTTCCGGGCCACCTGAGCGCCACCGGCTTGGCGGGCCTTGGCGGGCGCTTCTGGTCTTGCCCCTCGTTGGCGAATCCAAACTCCCGCGCCCACTTGCGGACGGTTGACCGGCCCACATTTAGATGGTCAGCTATGGCATCGAGGGACATATACCGCTTGGCAGCGTCGTCGTGACGCATCAAGTCCATCCGGATGCGACGGCAGGTCAGCGCGGGCATTTTGACTGGATCGTAACCGTTGCGCATATCGCTGACCATGCCGGCAGTCTGGCGGTGGCGTTCTGCGATGGCCCTGTTGGTGTACTTAGCCATGATGGCGCGGGCTTCGTAGGACTGCTCAAGTAGCCTGCGGCCTTTTGCTTTGGTCAGTGCCGCCTGGTTTTGGGCTTGCTCGCGTTGGTATTGTCCTTGGGTCATTGGTCACTGCTCCTGCACTCTGAGATCATCCGGTCAATCGCTTCTCTGATCGCCGGCCACTCGTCCGGGTTTATCAATATCGAGCCGGTGTTTGTTTGCTCGGCTTTGACGCACTCTCCGCCGCCCTCATCATCAATGCTGACCGTGGTGGTGAGCTCGCTCAGGATCGTTGGGTTATCAGCCGGGTGTACCATGACCTGGGTTGTCCTGATTTTGTAGTCAGTCATGGCCGGCCACCCCGACCAGCCCGATAAGCCTCAGATATAGCTGGCTACCAGCTTCAGGCAAGACGCCGGTTTCAATGCAGTCGCGGAAAACGCGGGCCATCGTTTCGAGCTCCTCCACCTGGTCAGTCAGTGCGGCGTTCGCAGCTCTCTCGCTTTCAAGCGCTTCGGGGCTGTGCTCGGCCAGAACTCGTTCAGCCCGCACCTGCATCAATCTTGCGGCCTGCTTTGCGTTGTCGAGAGCCTTAAATGCAGCTTTTGCCTGCCGGTCGATGATCTCCTGGTGCTTATCCGCCCGGATATACTTCACCGCATCAGCAGGATCACAGGCATAGGATGGCGCCGGATCGTCGCACCAGACCATGCAGGGCGCTCCGTCTACGTCCTCGCCGGGGATCAGGTAGATGGTTTCTGGCGTTTCGGTCATTGGCCGTACTCCTCTGCTAGACCGAAGGGGTCGCCGCTTTTCAGCTCTGCATCTACCAACTCTTTCAGTTGGCCAATCTTATCTCTGACGGCTTCTTCACTGCCCTCAAAATTCGACAGGCACTCATGGCCATCGATAGTGAATACGCTGTAATAAAGCATTCCCCATCCGCCCATGCATTTTTCGCGGTAAACGTCGATTTCGTAGCCCTTATATTCAACCTTCACTGCTCACCTCCCGCCCGCTCGGCCAGTACCGCCACCGCCATGTCGTACCATGTTCCGCCGCCAAGCTCTGGCGTATCGACAGCGACTTGCAGGGCTTCGGATAGCCTGGTTGCCCGCGCATCGGCTTGCTCAAGCTTTTCTTTAAGCTCCCACATCTCACAAAACGGGCACCGTACCGGCTCCCGTCCTTGCGTATACGTTTCATCTCCGCAGCACGGCCATTCATTTCTGTAACCTGACATATCACTCGCCTCCTTCGGTGGTTGTGGGCGCTTGAGGCCGGTGGGCATCCAGTGCGACTCAAAGTCTGCGCGAACGGATGACCAAGACATCTTTTTTACGCCATAGAGCTTGCTCATAACCCACACATCGCCGTACTCATCAGAGTCTCTGTACGTAGGCAACCGATCCTCACACCTAACCCACCCATCAGCCTGGGGCGTGGTGGGGGTGGTGATCTGGCCCAGAACGTGCCCGATACGACACAAGGAGCCGTAGTTCTTGGGGCTATTGGCGTCGCAAACGATGATGTCGTAGGCATCCTGCAATGCTTGTCGATATTCCTCCGGCACGGCGGGCTGGGGCTGGGTGTAGATCCTTGTGCCAACAGGCAGATTCTGGATTGACCCCTCACTAACCTCTTTCAGGGCCTTGCGTTGCGAGGCGGATGCGCCAGAAAGGTGGATATAATCGCTTAGCTCAACCACCGCCACCGGCTCCACACCCTGCCCACTTTGGGTGCGGGCGGCTTGCCATGCTTGCCATGCAATTTCTATGTCCGAGAAGCAGTATCTATCATTAATACCGACGTAGTATGCTACACCATCGTTGTAATTTGTGGCCTCGTCATACCACCTCTCAAACTCATCTCTATCACTCATCACAAACCTCTTTCTCATAGTAGGTAAAGTTCTGCCGCCCACTGGGCAGCATCGGAGCGGCCTTGATCCCAGTCACCGTCACGCAATTCACGGGCTGGTACACATGCACATCAATCAGCGCGCCCAGGATCATGGCGCAGATGGTCAGGACTAACCATCCGCACCCCGCCTCGCTACTGTAGCCGCTGCTTCGCCACATACTCACAAGCCTCTGAAATCGCCGCCTGCCCTGCTTTGTACATAAACCCGCCCCGGCCCATCACGGGCAGCTCACACTCTTTGACCATGGCCGCTCTGACGCGCTCCGTCCAAGGGTAGTCACGCAGCCAGTCATCTACCTCGTCGATCACGTCTTGGTCTCCGATTATGTAGGCGTCGAACAGGTCATCCGCCAGCTCTGAGATGGCATCTTCGCGCGCCTGGTCGGCAGCTGCCAGGGCGTCCTGCTCGCGCTCGTAGGCGCGCAGGGCTGCCAGGTTTCCGTCGGTATCGGTCATTTTGGTGGCTCCGGCAGTGGCATCCAGTGGGTGACTTTTGATCGATCAAATCCGTATTCGCTATACTCAGCAACAAACATGCGTGGCCGTCTGTGTATCTGTGAGTTAACGTACACAAGATAGTCCCTGTTGGCTTCATGCGGATATCGGTCATCAACCGAAATCCACTGTTGTCCGTCGGTGTTACCTCCCATGACGTTCATCCTCCGCAACCAACCGCCGGATGGCCTGATGCTCTTCCAACTTTTTCCGGCTCGGCTCCGGTGTTGCGCCACGCTTCTTGCGCTCATGCGGCAAGCAAAACGTGGCGAGGGTCAGGGCAAAAACGGCAATGCCAAGGATCAGGGCGTCTACCCAGATGTTGTAATCAGCTTGCATTGTCTTGCTCCTTGCACAGTTGGTTAGCCGCCGTCATGGTCAGCATCTCCAGCACGCGGTGGTTGCCTTGGTGCGCCTGCTTGAGCGCATAGCTAAACGTGTCGTGCCGGGCCACGCGGTTAGCGATGTCATCCCACGTTAGCGGGAAGTGGCATTGGCCGGTTTCCAGTAGCTGCCGGGCTTGTTCCAGGTGGTAGGGTTGGTGGTTGGTCATTGGTCTTCTCCGTTGTTATGGTCCCGGCCATTTTCTAACCACTCGGCAAGTTTCAGGGCGTCCGATTCTATCTTTCTCGGAATTCCAGATTCTGGACCGCACTGCGAGTAGTCATCATCCCAAATATGCTTGTAGTCACAGCCGACCGTAAGCGAGCGGTTTATTTTCTGAAAGTCGTACTTTGGGCCGCCGATTGGCATTGCGGTTTTTTCTTGGTCAAATGTGCAGCCGCCACTTAATGGAGCGCCACTCATCAGATCATTTGGATTGGCATATAGTGGGTGGCCCTCAAAAACATGCGCGTAGACGTTCCATGCCCATTCGGTGGCGGACCACTTCCAGCACTTAACTTCGACGGTGAACTTCTCACCCTTTCTTACCCAAAAGCTGACCGACACGTCCTGATCCTGCATCTCTCTTTCTCCCGTTTCCGTTGTTGGTGTTGCCCAATATAGGCGCACAAAATACCGCTGTCAACAATAAAAAGCCCGCTTGTGAAACTTGCAAGCCCGAAACGACTGGCATACACTACGAGGGTCAATAAACAAACGGAGAGCAGAAATGGCAGAACCAGAAGTTCACGACCTTGATCACCTGATGCGCATTTGCGGCGTTAGCGTCACGGACGCCAGCGCAAGGGCAGGCATTGCAGAATCCAACTTTCGCCGCTGGCGGAACCAGGGCGTCAGTCCAAACATGAGCCGTTTCGGCAAGCTGCGTTCAGCTGTTATTCAAATTGCCATTGATCGGGACAAGCTACCCGAAGGCTGCCAACACAAAACCGTACCAGAGCTGATCGAATTGGCAAAAGGGTGGCGGGTATGAGCTTTTCAGAAGCAATGAACGAGCTGAGCATTCCAGAAAGCGCTACTCCTGCCGAAAAGATGCGCGCCGTGTGCCAATGGGAGCTAGGCTATCCCCAGTGGTTTGGTCAGTTTTGCGATTGGCTCGACGATGCTGGCTATGAGCTTAAAGAAAAGGAGAACCGCAATGACACTGCATGATCGGATTATGGCAATCAACATCAAAAGCGACCGCAAGCGGTCTGACGTCAGGGCGGATGCCGCAGAGTTGGCGAAAGAAGCCGACGAGCTGATGGCGGAGATGGCTTTAACTCTGAAATATCTGGCAGACGAGCCATTTAACAGCGGCACTGCGGCAGTCATGGTTCAGAAATACAACACCCGCATGGAGCGAAAGCAATGAGCATGCACCCGGATTTAGAGTGGCTGGCCTCGCACGTCTCAGAATGGCCCGAGGGATATGCGTCATGCGATGTGGTGGCGAACGAGTCCGTGCTGCCGCATGGCCGGCATGTTGAGTACAAAGAGGGCGGGCAATGGTCGTTCTTCGACTGGCAGCTGGCCCGTGATGCCTGGCTGGAAAGCATGATGACACCGGAAGAAGAGCAGGACTATGCGCCGGAGCCGGATATGGTCAACCAGCCGCCACACTACCAGCTGCACGAAGGCTATGAAGTCTACGACCTGCGCCAAGACCTGGCCCGCAAGGCTCAGGCCGCTGGCGTACCTCACGACCAGTTTAGCGACTGGGACAGGGCGCTAGAGTACCTGATACGCATGTGGGAAAAGAACGGCGTAGAGGACGCTAAGAAAGGCGCGTGGTACGTCAACAAGTTGATCGGCAAGCTGGAAGCGTCCGCATTGCGGGCTGGGGAGTTGGAACCATGACCGCCAAGCAGCGCAAGATTCTGACAGCTCTATCTGACGGCCAGCTGCACACGCCTACCGAGATCGGCCTGTCCTGCGGCGCTCGTTACGACTGTGCCAGCGGATACGCCTGTGACGCGCTCAAGCGCATGGCAGCAAAAGGCTGGGTTACCTATAAACGTCTGGCGGGAGCTCAGATCACTGAGGCAGGCCGCAAGGCTATGGAGGCATAACGTGACCACCTTACAGGAAATCAACGCGCAATACGTCGAGAGCGGCCCTAAAGTAGACTGGCAAGAGCTGGGCACAAGCGGCGATGCCCGCTCCGATGCTGAGATTGTACTTGACCGGTTTTTCGTCTATGCCCATGGCGGCATGGAGTGGCTGGAGCTGTCCGTTAACTGGCTGCCGTTTGTTCAGACCGGGCCAAACGAGCGCCGTTTTTGGAGCAAGCGGCGGCTGGCCCGCGCAGTCGATCAGCTGGTTGATGCTGGCTTGGTTGAGGATATCGACGGCAGCGATTGCAAGTGGCGAATGACTGACTTGGCGCGGAAACATTTTCGAGAGGGAGGGCGCTTGAATGCGTGACACCAACGGCACAGAAATCAAAGCAGGTGACGACTACCAGCAATTCATCAAACAAAAAGCCTTCAGGCATGTCGAGGCTGGATTCACGGCAGACGAGTTGCCATATCCGCTTTTTGATTATCAAGAGCCGATTGTTCGGTGGGCGCTCAAGCGCGGCAAAGCGGCCATTTTTGCAGATACCGGGCTTGGCAAAACCATCATGCAGTTGGCGTGGGCTGACCAAGTGGCGAAGCGCACCAAAGGGCCGGTTTTGATTTTGGCCCCGCTCGCGGTATCTAACCAGACCATCGAGGAAGGTCAGAAGTATGGCATTCACGTTGAAAAGGCCAACCCCGGCGCGGCCTTCTTTGGCCCGGGCATCGTGATTACAAACTACGAACAGCTGCACAAATTCAACCCAGATGAATTTCAGGGCTTGGTGCTAGATGAATCCAGCATCTTGAAAGGCATGGATGGCCGCCGGCGCAAAGAGATCACGGAGTTTGGACGGCACATTCCATACCGATTGAGCTGCACAGCGACGCCAAGCCCCAACGACTTTATGGAGCTTGGCACGCAGTCGGAGTTCCTGGGCATCATGAGTCAGGTTGAAATGCTGGCAATGTTCTTCATTCACGACGGCGGAGACGTTAGCAAGTGGCGGCTAAAAGGCCACGGCGAGAGCAAGTTCTTCCAATGGCTGGCAACATGGGCCGTCGTTATCCGCAAGCCTGATGACCTTGGCTTTGACGGGTCTGCCCACCAGTTGCCGCCGGTTGTCTACCATTCTCACGTTGTCGAAACCACACCGGAAGACTCGCTATTTGTTGAGCCGGCGCAAGGGCTGCAAGACCGGAACAAGGCCAGAAAGGACAGTGTGGCAGACAGGGTGGCTAAGGCTGCCGAGATTGCCAACGGGATGGACGGGCAGGTTCTGATCTGGTGCCACCTGAACGATGAGTCCGAGCGGCTAACCGCCGCGATTCGCGACGCAGTGGAGGTCAAGGGCAGCGATAAGCCGGAGCACAAAACTGAGAGCCTTATAGGGTTCACCCATGGCGACGTTCGGGTTTTGGTGAGCAAGCCAAGGATCGCAGGGTATGGGTTAAATTTTCAAAACTGCCACCAAATGATTTTTGTCGGGCTGTCCGATAGCTGGGAATCCTATTACCAGGCAATCCGCCGATGCTGGCGGTTTGGGCAAAAAGAGCAGGTCCACGTGCATGTTGTTTCCGCCGATACCGAAGGTGCCGTTGTCGAGAATATCCGGCGCAAGGATCAGCAGAACGCCGTGCTTGGCCAGAAGATGGTGGAGCACATGAAAACGATGATGGACAAAGAGATATTCTCTGCCGCCACTACAAAAACAGAGTACAACCCGGAAAAATCTATCAAGATGCCTTCTTGGCTATAGATTTACAGACAACCATACGCTAGACTTTTGAAAAACCTAGCGTATGGTGCCGAATGAAAGAAGAAGTCGAATGCTCTCAGTGCGGGAAAGCCCTGATCCGTCAGACCTGGAACTACCAAAAATCCAGAAGAATCCACCAATTTTTCTGCGATAACGCTTGCAAGGGGGAATGGCAAAAGGCGCAGAGAGAGGCGCTTGGCTTCACAAAGGAATGGCTTGAGTCTGAGTATTGCGTAAATGGTAAAAGTGCAAACCAGATTGCAAGAGAGATAGGAAGAGATCCAAAAAGGGTTTGGGAATGGATTAGGGACTATGGAATGCAAACAAGGCCAAGAGGTAATGAATATGGGCAGGGTTTTAAGCATGGTCAAGAATCACCATTCGCTGGGATGTCGCACACTGATGAAACGAAAGAAAAATTGAGGCAGGCGCGAATAAATGACGGACGGGTTCCTTTCTTAAAGGACGGAGTCCACTGGCTGCACCATCCTGAATTTTCTGATAAGGATCACCCAAATTGGAAAGGAGGATCAACTCCAGAGCGGCAAGCGTTCTATTCAACTCAGCAATGGGCTGACGCGGTAAAAGCCGTATGGGCAAGGGATAAGGCAATATGTCAGAGGTGCGGGAAAAATCACAATACGGAGAATTCCAGAGGTAACTTCCATATTCACCATATTGTAAGTTTTCAGGTAGAGAGCCTAAGAGCTGAGCCTTCAAATCTTATATTGCTATGCAAGCCATGCCATTTATGGGTTCACAGCAAGAAAAACACAAAGAAAGAGTTTATTAAGGAGCTATAAAAATGAATGTTATTGATCAGGTTCTAACTAATGACTTCGCTGCATATCATGCAGACACCATAGAATTGGCAATGAGCCTGCCAAGTGAATCAGTTCACTTTAGTCTGTTCAGTCCTCCTTTTGAATCGTTATACACGTATTCCAACAGTGACCGCGATATGGGCAACAGCAAAGACTCCGGCGAGTTCTGGCAGCAGTACTTGTACCTGATCAAAGAGCAGTTTCGCGTGATGAAGCCGGGCCGGATTATTGCCATTCACTGCATGAATCTGCCGACCAGCAAGCAGAATGATGGATTTATCGGTATCCGTGACTTCCGTGGCGAGATCATCCGGGCGTACCAAGATGCCGGGTTCATTTTCCATTCTGAGGTCTGCATCTGGAAAGATCCAGTGGTTGCTATGCAGCGCACGAAAGCCCTGGGCCTGCTGCATAAGACGATCAAAAAAGACAGCGCCATGAGTCGAATGGGAATCCCCGATACGATGGTCATGATGCGCAAGCCTGGCGACAATCTGGAGCCCGTGAGCGGTGCGTTCACCTATTACGTCGGCACCAACCCTGCCCCCGGATTTAAGCGCCATGTATGGGATGATGGGCGCGAAGGATGGACGGTTGAGGAAGGAAGTCACAATACCAGCGTTGATGTGTGGCAGCGGTACGCGTCTCCGGTCTGGGATGACATTAACCAGACCGACACTCTGAACTTTCGGGAAGGCCGAGAAGAGGACGACGAGCGCCATATCTGCCCACTGCAACTAGACGTGATTCAGCGGTGCCTACAACTTTGGAGCAACCCCGGCGAAATTGTATGGAGCCCGTTCATGGGTATCGGATCTGAAGGCTACATGAGCCTGAAGTCTGGCCGGAAGTTTATCGGTGCGGAACTCAAAGAGTCCTATTTCAATCTTGCCATCCGCAACCTAGAACTGGCGAAAGAAGCCCAATACGATCTTTTCTAAGGAATCAACCCATGATCAAAGTCACAAAAGAAAACCTCGCACCAGCCATGAAAAAGCTGGCGAAGATTGCCGGCAAGAAAGCTAGCCTGCCAATCATGAATCATGTCGCCGTCGATTTTGACGGAGATACGCTAACGCTAACCGCCAACGACGGTAGTGCCACTTACAGCGCCCGGATGGATGCGGATGGAGAGCCCTGCCAGTTCACCGCGGAGGCCGCCAAGCTGGCGGCTTCTGTTAGCGCCATGCGTGCCGGTGAGATTGAGTTAACAGACGGGCAAGTAAAGCAGGGCCAAAGCCGCATCAAGCTGGATTGCGGCAACTATTCCGACTTCCCGCAGCCGGATTACGGCGCGGCTGAGCCGATGAAGTTCTCGGCAGAGGCGCTAGGAGCGTCCCTCGCTGCTGTCAGCCATGCCGTTGCAACGGATGACGTTCGGTACTACCTGAACGGGGCTTGCCTTGTAGACGGCAACGCAGTGGCGACTAACGGGCACCGGATGGCCTGGGCCGATCTGGGCTTTGAGGGAAAAGTGATTATCCCGCACGATGCCGTTAACCAGATCATCGGCATGACTGGCACGGTCTCACTGTCTCAAAATCAGATGATCATCGAAAACGACTCCGAGCGATTCAGCACAAAACTGGTCGAGGGCAACTATCCGGACTGGAAGCGAGTGATTCCGACTGGCACGCCTATGACCATCAAGGCCAGTGCAGGTGATATTCTGGAAGCGCTGCAAGCGGCTCAGATTGGCGGTGAAACGGCAAAGTTTGAGGTGTCTCCGGAATCCGTAGCGGTGAGCAACTCAGGCGCAGAGGCGGCCTTTTCGTGCGAATCCGAAGGGGATATGACGATTGGGTTTTCGATCAAGTACCTGATCGACGCAATCAAAGCGTGCGGCGATGATACAATAGAGATTCAGCTTTTTGAGCCTAACAGGCCGTGCATTGTTGGTGGCAATAACGTGGTGATGCCCGTTCGACTCTAAACTAATCGCCCCGGTTCGCCGGGGCTTTTCTATGGTGAGAATATGCCAGATGACAAACTAGCCCACGCCAAACGCGAGATCCGCGCACTACAGGCCAAGCTAGACAGAATCAAAGCCATAGAGCTGCCCACGGGCGGCTCTGAGGATTATCAGCAGGGCGTGGCCGACATGGCGATTGCCGTTCATAGGGCCATGGAGCCTAATAAGAGACAGAGGGGGATGGTTAACGATGAAAATTAAATCGGCGTTTGAGCGCGCATGGCAAGATCTAAGGATGCCAAGCGACAACATTAAGAGTCAGTCGCATCGTCTCTTTTCGGCATATCAACGCGGCGCAAGTGACGCTCACATGATTGACGACGCCCACGCATTCGAGCTTTTGCAGTGTCTTGAGCTTGTGATTGACGAGTGGCAAGCTGGATATTCGCCCAACGAGTCGGAGTCAACCTACCGTCGAGCCATGGCGGCAATCGTTGAAGGTCGCAAAAATGGCAGATGACATCGACAAAGCAAATGACCTGGCAGAACTGGAGCGAGTAGCGGCCATCCGTGCGATTACCACGCGGCCATCCCTGGCGTATTGCGGGCGCTGCCGGTGGTGCGATGAACCTATCGAGCAGGGCGCTTATTGCAGCGCTGAGTGTGCGACAGATGCGCAGAAGCGGGAGGCGTTTAGGAGATGATCGACAGAAACCCGGCGGCACCGTCAAGGCAATGCCCAAAATGCGGTAGGCCTGAGTTCCGACTCGGGATAACGACGTACTTCATTCGGCACTACGGCGCTTACTGCAAGTCTTGCGGCTACAAAACCAAACCATCACCCAGTGAGTCAGAGGGTTGCAGGGAGTGGGATAATGCCAAACGCTAAGCCCGAAAACACCAAAGGCCGACACACCAAACCACCATACCTCTGCCCAGACGGCAGCGAGCCGTGCGGGCGGTATGGGTATTGTTCTTATTGTCCGCATGACCAAAACGCGCGACAAGCCTCGGCGCTTCAGGCCGGGGAAGGATAGCGTGGCCACGGAACGTGGCCTATAATACTGTATGCATGAACAGTGATGGATGAGCTGAATGAAACGCCTGCAAGCCTTCAAATACGAACTCCGGCCCGATGGCCAGCAACAGCGCCTTATGCGCCGTTTCGCTGGCTCCTGTCGGTTCGTGTTCAATAAGGCGCTGGCGCTGCAAAAGCAGCGCTATGAGCAAGGCGAGAAGAAGCTGAACTACGCCGGGCTCTGCAAGCAGATCACCCACTGGCGAAACACCCCGAAAACCGTCTGGCTTGCGGAGGCTCCGGTTCATCCACTGCAACAAACACTGAAAGATTTGGAGCGGGCCTACACCAACTTCTTCTCCAAACGAGCCGATTTCCCTCGGTTCAAAAAGAAAGGTATCTCCGACAGCTTTCGCTACCCCGACCCCAAACAAATCAAGCTCGACCAGGCGAACGGCCGCCTGTTCCTGCCCAAGCTGGGCTGGGTGCGATACCGCAACAGCCGTGAGGTTCTGGGCACGGTGAAAAACGTCACCGTGAGTCAATCGGGAGGCAAATGGTTTGTCAGCATCCAGACTGAGCGAGAAGTGGAAACGCCGACCCCCAAGGGCGATGCCGTTGGCATTGATCTGGGCGTGGCTCGCTTTGCCGCCTTTGATCGTCCCTTGCCGGCGTTTGAGGGCGAGGATCACCTGAAACCCCTTAACAGCTTTAAGAAACACCAGGCCCGACTGCGCAAGGCGCAACGGGCGCTCAGTCGCAAAACCAAATTCAGCAACAACTGGAAGAAAGCCAAAGCTAAAGTCCAGCGGATTCATGCCCAGATTGGCAACGCCCGCCGCGACTATTTGCACAAAGCCACGACGACCATCAGCCAAAACCACGCGATGGTGTGTATCGAGGACTTAAAGGTGCGGAATATGTCGGCGTCAGCGGCCGGTACGGTCGATCAACCCGGGCGCAACGTCCGGGCCAAATCCGGTCTGAACCGGAGCATTCTGGATCAGGGCTGGTTCGAGTTCCGGCGCCAACTGGACTACAAGCTCCAATGGCACGGCGGGTGGTTGGTGGCGGTGCCGCCACACAACACCAGTCGAACCTGTCCAGCCTGCGGCCATGTGTCGGCAGAGAACCGCCAAACCCAGGCCCAGTTCCACTGCGTGGATTGCGGCTTTAAGGAAAACGCCGACACGGTCGGCGCGATCAACATACTAAGGGCGGGACACGCCCGGTTCGCCTGTGAAGTGAGTGATGCAATAAGGTCGCCAGCAGCAGGAACCCACCAAAGCGACTCAGGTAAGGCTCCATGCCGCGCCTGAGCGCCGTAGGAATCCTTGGCCTTCAGGCCGGGGAGGATGTCAACGGTGGCTGTGCGGGGAGATTGCCTCGGACGGGATGCTGTGCGATGGCGAGATTGAGTTGGACACGACGACTACGCCGGACGAGGTGGATGATTAGGGGCTTAGGCCCCTTTTTTCTGTGCCACCTGATACCACTTCCGGACAATCTCTAAAACGGCGTCAGGGTACTCTCTGGCGCGTTCTCGCTGTTGCTCGCGGGGCAGGCCTTGCATGTCTACCGCGATACGGTAGCAGATGAATTGCAGCCAGGATTGGATGGCGGGAGGGGTGTCTGCTGGGCGCAGTTCGCCGGATAGGATGGCGGTTAGGTATTCGGATGGTTTTTTGCATGTCATAAAAAAGCCCCCCTGAGAGGGCATTGTATCATTAAATGGTATATTCAGAAAGGAATCAATTGTGTTCGATTAAGGGCGCTAACCTTAACCCGCCTTTCGGCAGCTACCTGTTTCCAAGCAGATCAGACCATATCATCATCTCTGTGAGATGCCCCCCGCTTCCACTCGCTTGAGTGTACGCCTTTCGGCTGGTCGTTGAACGTTCCCTTTCGGGCTTCGCTGCTGATTGTCTTCGGCTTCATCCGGTCAGAGTTCCCAGCAATTCAAGGGGTTTTCACTGTCGCATCGCTACGACAGGCGACATTCATTTATCGTCATCAAAATCGTCAATCGGCTCCGGCATTTTACCTGTTGGCGCTGATTGCTGCTTAGGCGCTTGCTGCGCCTGATGGCCATCATCACGCCAGAACACCTTGGCATTACCCAGAATAGGCCCTTCGCCTTTCTGCTGATCCTTCCAGTTCTGCGTGACCATTCCGTTGTCGCCGTATTGGCCTTGCTCGTCTACGTTGATAAACGCGGTCAGGTCCAGGTAGGCGCCTTTTTCACCCTTGAATAGATGCTCTTTCTTGATCTTTGATACGTCGATTTTGAGATTTACGCCGTAGGTGGCCATAGCTTGTCTCACTTAATCCGAATGGATGATTTGGCGCGATCAAGCGACACGCCGGGGATTTCAGCGCCAGCTTTCAGCGCCTTTGCGATGGCCGACTTGTCCGGGCGGATCTCAGTCTTAACGGCCATGTATTCATCGGGGATCACGCTTTCGTCATTGATAACGGCGATCTCCCGACCGGCCACGCAGTTTATCGTAAACAGCGGGCAGGATATTTTCTTGATGCCGGTGCGCTCCATATTTTCGCGCAGGTAATCCCGCATGGAGTCCTGGCGGTTTTTGATTGCAGTTTTGCGCGCCTGCAAGCGTTTGATTTCGGCATCAATGGCTTCAACGTCAGAATCCATATTGTGCACGACCGTCACGAGCGCCTGGGCCTTTTCGTTGAAGTCGCCAGCGATACACTCAAGCGTTGTTTCAACCGCTTCTTTCATGTTTTCGTCGTCGGAGTCGGCCAGCGCGGCCAACTCCTGATACTGTTCTGAGATTTCGTAAAGCTTGCTCATTGCTGATCACCTTTTGATAGTTCCGCCTTTTTGGCGTCTTTGGCTTTGGTCAGTCGGATAATGCCGCGCTCGTCTTTCTTGCTCTGAGCCCGGCGCACTGCTGCGGTAAAGATTTTCTCAAGCTCACCCATAGAGCGGCTGGTTTCGATATAGCCAATATGCTTTTCAAGAAACTCGTCATACTCGGCCTGCTGGCGGCGGGCTTCTTCTGCCTTGTCCTCTGCCTTAGCAAGCAGGGATTCGTTCTGAGCTTCCTGGACGTACTCGATATCGTCAAACATACCGAGGTGGATATCAGCACCAAACCCGAGCATTGAGGCGGCCTTTTTCAGCGCATCGGTGACCGACTTTTTAACCGGCTCCATTTCGGTCTGAATGCCGTATTTATTCTTGCTGATATAGGGCGTGTGGCCGTAGTGGTCTACGTGCCTGACCTCGTCGCCGTCCTTGTACCAGAGCCGGAGCTTGACGGTATGCAGAGACGAATTACAGATGACATTGCCCTTCCCGTCATCAATGGGGCCGCCTTCGTCAAAACGCTCTTCCAGGATCTCGTAACCCCAGCCAGTGCCGACCTTGCCGAAAGCCTCAGTGAGCCGCTTGACAACATAGGTTGCATTGATGGCAGTGCCGGAAAATCCGCCAGCGCCTTTGTACTGCTTGGTGTATTGCGGGTCAGTGCTTTGCACCTTATCCCAAAGTGAGAGATTGCTCATTCCTCTATCCCCTTTCCGCTGTACTGACATTGCCTGACAAAACTTCAGTTGATCAGTCTTCTGGATTGCGCTTGACGCGCTCGATTTTGACATGGTTCACGTTTGTTTCTAATTCCATGTTGCAATATTGGCACATCCTTTCTATACTGTCAACTCCAACAAGGAGGAAATCCGATGTACGAAAAAATTATGCGAGTCATTTTGTCAGAGCTTGAGGCCGGAAAGCGTATGCGGTCAGAGCTTACAGTCAGGCTGAAGAACTACCCGAAACAGGACAGAGACACAGCCATCAAGCAATGCATCCGAGAAGGTTTAATAGAGATGTCAGTCGGAAGCCATAACGGAGTAGGTAGAACTCCTGTCTATGTTGAGATGACAGACGACGGCAAGAAGCGCCTTGAGATCCTTAACGATAAAATTTACGACCACTCAATCTGGAGTGCGTGATGATTGTAGATCCAGACTTCCTAGACCACTGGAGGACTAGGATGCTGGTTGACATGCTTGAGGATGAGTTGGCGCCCTTGTATATCATCCGGCTTTGGGGTCACTGCCAGAACCGTAGAGGGTGGGTTTTTGATGGGATGCCAGTACATGCCACGAAAGCCATTTGCCGTTATCCAGGAGATGCTGAGGTATTTGAAAAGGCTCTTGTTGATTGTGGGTTTTTATACCGGCAAGACGATGAAATAACCATTGTTGGGTGGGATGAACACAACGCTTCACTGATTGCCAACTGGACAAATGGGAAACGCGGCGGCAGGCCCAAGGGTTCCACCAAAGAAACCCGCAAAAAACCCACGGGTAAAGCCAAAGAAAACCCATCGGGTAACCCATCAGAAACCGATAAGATAGGATTAGATGGGATGGGAGTAGAAAAAGAAAATGTACCACCATCCGGTGGCACGTCTGCCGAATATTCGCCTGAATTTGAGGAAGCTTGGAAGCAAAAGCCAAAGCGCGAGGGCGGCAATTCGAAAAAGGCCGCCTATAAGCAATGGAGGGCACGGCTCAGGGCTGGCGCTACTGTCGAGGATCTGACCAAGGGCATGGAGCGATACCGCAAATACTGCGAGGCCAAAGGGGTCATTGGAACCGACAAGGTAAAAATGATGGCTACGTTCTGGGGGCCGGATGAGCACTATCTGGAAGAATATCGAGTAGCAGACGATTCCGTGAATTTGAGTCGCCACACTGGATTTGGTGACCGAGACTACTCGGAAGGAATCAATCGGGATGCCGGCGAAGACGAGCCGAATTTTTAGGAGGTATTATGTTTGAGGCCGAAGAAACAAAAAACGACCACTGCCAGAAGCATGGAGATTTCATAAACGAATACATGGATTATGGGCCTATCGGGAAGCGGTGGAACGGGTGCCCAGAGTGCGCAGACGAGGCTAGAGCCCAAAAAGAAGAGCAGTCAAGACGCGAAGAGGAAGAAAATCGCCGTCAGGAGTGGGTGCGGGCCCGGTTGAAAAATTCGCATATCCCCAAAAAGTTTCAGGATAAGTCATTCGATAATTTCCAGCCAATCAATGCGAAAGCTGAGGCCAGGAAAGCTGCCGTAATGGAGTACGCGGACACAGTTTGCTCAAAGGAGCATGGCGGGAAGTCGCTAATTATGGTCGGGAAGCTTGGCAACGGCAAAACCCATCTGGCCTGCGCTCTATTGGCTGACGTTATCAAGCGCACTGCAAGCACAGGCAAGTACGTGACTTTTTCTGAGGTGGTTCGACGCGTTAAGGCATCATGGAAAAGTGGTTCAGAGGAGACTGAAGAGCAGGTTTACCGGGGCCTGTCCAATCCGCTCCTGCTGATCATTGACGAAGTTGGCATGCAAAATTTCACGGAGTTTGAGCAGACCGTAGCCTATGAGGTGATCAATGCTCGGTATCTTGAGGAATTGCCTACCGTGCTGGTGACGAACCTTCAGGCGAAAGACCTGTCTCCGACTATCGGTGAGCGGGCCGTGGATCGTTTGCGAGAGGGCGGAGGCAAGGCTTTAGATTTTGACTGGGAAAGCTACAGAGCAGGAGTGAGATCATGAAAGACGAGCATCGTGCCAGCCGTGGCGAAAGGCGCGCAGAAAATAAAACAGGGGTAGTGCACACAAAGCCGACACGAGAAGAGGCAAAGAGACGAATCAAAGACCTGATGGAGTCGCTAAAATGATCACTCAGTACGAAAATGCCATCAAGGCCGCGCAAGAGTACTCGGAAGGGCTAAAGCTAAAAGCGGAAATATCCGAGCTTTCTTCGAGGCCGCTTGCTGCAAAATTTGAGTGCCCGAGGAAGTCAATTCTGATGATCCAGAACGGACTCACGCCAACGGATATTCTGCACGAAGATTTGATGCTTATCCGTGAGTGCGTCGCCCACCGTCGTGAGCTTGAGGGTCGATACAAGGCAAAAACACTTGAGGCTGTATCGGCGCGCTACCATGTAGCCAAATCCACCGTGAAAGCCTACTTGGAAGATTTTGATGGGTAGCGTAGCCAAAAAACGCAAGCCTGAACGATTCCCGATGCGAGTGCAAAAAGGGTGCTTCGTCCCGGCTGACCGATCAACTCAGGAGCGACTCCGGGAGCGCGGATTCAAAGCAGGCGATCTGGTGTTCATGGAGATTCGAAAGCCAAGGAATCCGCGATTTCACCGACTTGCTCATGCTTTAGGTCAGTTATGCGCAGAAAACATTGAAGCGTTTGATGGCATGGAGGCGCACCGGGTGCTGAAGCGATTGCAGATTGAGGCCGGGGTGGGCTGCGATAATATGGGGATCATAATACCTGGAATCGGGAAATGCTTGCATGTGCTGCCAAGGAGTCTGTCTTTTGAAAGCATGTCGGAAGACGAATTTTATGAGGTGGTCAGGGGTTTCTGTCGGCACATCGCTGCTAATTATTGGCCGACGCTTACCTCAGAGCAAGTCGAGGAAATGGCAGGAGTGATGATCAATGACTAGGCGCTGCAAGCACAGGCCCTGCACAACCGAGCTACCCCCGGCCAGCAAGTGCGCTGACATAATCCAAAAAAAAGGCTTTTGCTCGGTTGAGTGTTTGGCGGCGCACGGCAGAGAAAGGGCTCAGAAGGCCAAGGAGCGCAAGGCAAGAAAAGAGCTACGCGAGTACCGGGAGAAATCGAAAACGCTGTCACAGGTCGTCTCAGACGCTCAGGTATGGGTAAATCGCGTAGTGGTAGCTGAAGATAAGCCGAAAGGCTGCATATCCTGCGAAACCGGAGAGGTGACCGACGCCGGGCATTACTTCCATCGTGGCAGCAAATACCGGACCTCGCCCTTGACCCTAGATCGTCGCAATCTGACGGGGCAATGCCGCGCCTGTAACTCGTACAAGGGCGGCGGCAATCAGCACGAATACCGGCTGGGGTATATCGCCAGGTACGGGCAGGAAGCGTTTGACGACCTGTGCGATTTCAAAGCGGCGGTTGATCGCGGAGAAGTGCCAAGCCTGACGCGGGAAGAGGCAAAACAGATCATGGCTGACGCAAAGCGTAGGCTGAAAGAGCTGAAGGCCAAATAGCCGCCCTCCCGCAACTAGCGCACCCCGGATTACTCGGTGAAAGATTTGTCGTGGTAGGGCTTGCACAAGGTGTGTAGGTGTGTATAATAGAATTATCAAGACAACGGAACGGGGAAGATGAGATGAGCAAAGTCTATTTCATGAACAACGGCGATTTTGACATTCGCGCCATGATGACCATGGGCGTGTCGGCCAAAGACAACGACGAGGCCATTGGGTTTTTCGGTACCGGCTTTAAGTACGCTGTCGCCATCGTGTTGCGCCTTGGCGGGTCGATCAAGGTTTCGACGGTCAGCGGCATGTTTGAGTTTACCGCCAAGCGTGAAGAGATCCGGGGAAAAGAATTTGGCGTTGTGTACGTCAATGATCAGCCTGCCGGATTTACGACCCGCATGGGGATCAACTGGGAACCTTGGATGGCGTTTCGTGAGCTGTACTGCAACGCCAGGGATGAGGGCGGCGTCATTGCGGGCGGGATCGACTCAAACTACGACACGGTGATCGAGGTCGATTGCCAAGAAATTTTCCGGGCGTTCACACAGCAGAGAGACTATTTTATCGACGGTGAGCCATTGCTTGATACGGGTGGCGTTCAAGTTTTTAAGGGCGGCAAGCCGTTCATCTACTATCGCGGTGTGGCGGTTCGTAACGCGGTAGATAATCAGCTTTTCAGCTACAACATAACCGGCACGGTTGATTTGACCGAAGACCGAACCGCAAAGCACGACTACCAGTTGTTCTGGCCCATTCAGCGCACTTGGCAAAATCACTGCTCGGATAAGGCAATGCTGCGTAAGGTGTTGCGCGGAGGCGAGCATGGCGAGGCAAGGATTGGCTTTGACCCAGATTGGCGGGCAAGCGATGCGTTTCTTGAGGTTTGCGGCGAGCTGATGAAATCGGATGCCGGTGTCTGCGAGTCCGCCCGTGTTGTTGCCTCCAAGGTCGATGCCATCAAAGGCGATTGGCCAGAGTTTGAGATGACCGCCGTTCAGCGCAAGATGCTTGATAAGGCCGTTAGCCATCTGGCAAAGATTGACGTGAGCGTGAATATTTTCCCGATCAAAACGGTCTCGGGGCTAGGCGATGGCGTGATGGGCCGCGCACTGGATGGCGTGATTTACCTGTCAGAGCTGCCGTTTCAGATGGGCACAAAGCAACTTGCCAGCACGCTTATGGAGGAGTGGGTGCACAACAAGTTGGGCTGCAAGGACTTCGACCGAAAAATGCAAAACTGGCTGTTTGATAAGATTCTCAGCCTGTCCGAAGACATCAACGGGGAGCCGATCTAATGACCCGCCCAACCGACAAAAACCGCCGAAACCTCTACATCAAGCAAGAGGACTATGACTACCTGGCCCAGATCGGCAACGGCTACGCTGACGGCCTCAGGAAGGCCGTGGAGGCGCATAAGGTGCTTAACGCGGGTAAGCCTGCCACCAACAACCAAAGCGCCGTTAAGGGCGGGGATAATAACAATGAGTGAGCCATACAGCCTCAGAGCTGAGCTCGAGGTAAGCCCACTTGATTTTGGGATGGACTGCAGCATCGTTGATCAAGATGGATGCATTATTGAGCTAATCGGTGCGACGCCTGATCTGACGCGCCACATCGTACACTGCGTCAACAACTACGACCGCTTGCGGGAGGCTTTGCGGGAAGTAACTGCGACTTTGGCTTGGGTGGCGCACGGTGAGTGCAGGGCGATACAAGACGATCCGATAATGCCAAGTGCGCAAGCTCAGGAAGCTGCCCGCGCCCTCCTCGCCGAACTCGACAACCTGGAGCCCAAACCATGAAACTCGCGATCCTCCTAGCACTCCTCCTAGCCGCCTGCAACCCAGCCCACGCAGAACTAGCCCTGTTGGCCGGCGGCTGGTCAACACACCTAAGCTCAGGCGACTACACCGAGACCCACAAGGCCACGCTTGTCGAGTATAAAAACTACATGGCCGGGACGTTCACGAACTCCTATGGCCGCGAGACATGGGTTGCGGGGTATGGCTGGCAGAGACAGTGGGGGCATTGGCGGGGGTCGTTACACGCTGGCGTTATGCGCGGCTATGAACGCTGCTACGGTGCGGGGCGTGAGGGCGATAATACCAAGGTTTGCCCCATGGCCTACCCGGCACTGACGTATACACGCTATCGGGTGCAGCCGCAGGTAGGTTTGCTCGGTGAGGCAATGGTGTTTATTGTGCGGATGCGGTTATACTAACCCCGTGGCACGCGCCAGGCTGGTCATTCCGGGTCGGCTGCCACACTGCCCGCCTAATGGATTGCGAGACAGCGGTCGCCTTGGTGGGCAACTCCCCGGCCTCTGCCTTTGGCACGATGGGGCCATCTTCCCCGCCCACCCCCGATGGCGGCAGTAATCGGGGCATTCCGTTGTTAGCTCACTTGCCCGCATTACGCGGGCTTTTTTATTCCTCTAGCAGAGGCTATACTTTTGGTATGGCAGCACCTCTCGGGAACCAATTTTGGAAGGCAAGAACCAAGCACGGCAGAAAGCGACTCTTTGAGTCCGCTGACACGCTGTGGGATGCCTGCTGCGAGTATTTCCAGTGGGTGGAAGATAACCCGCTGTACGAATCTGAGACGGTCAAGTTTCAGGGGCAGGCTACGTTAATCGAAGTGCCGAAGATGCGAGCCATGACGATCGCCGGGCTTTGCTTGTTCCTTGATATCAATCGCGGCACATGGAACGAGTGGCGAAATCAAGATGATTATTCCGAAGTCATTACGCGGGCCGAGGAAGTGATCTACTCTCAGAAGTTCGCGGGTGCTGCGGCTGACCTGCTGAACGCCAATATCATTGCCCGAGATTTGGGCCTGTCTGACAAGTCCGCTGTAGACCACACTCACAAAGTGACAGACGACGGCTCCCATGAATGGTAAACCTCGCCTTATTCAGAAAGCACGTTAAGGATAACTCTCCCGCTTTTGTCCCGGCCTTTACAGATCAAAGCCGCTACCAAGTCCTATGGGGCGGCGCAGGTTCCGGCAAATCGCACATTGTTGCCCGCAAGTGGCTGTACCGGCTCCTGAAAGAATCCGACTGCCAACACAAAATACTGATAGCCCGTAAAGTCAACCGCACATTGAAGCGCTCCGTTTTCACGCTGTTCAAGGCCATCATATCCCGATGGGGCCTTTACGATGAGTTCGAGTTTAATCACACCGACCTGACCATCACCTACAGGTCGAACGGTTCTCAGCTGCTATTCACCGGCATGGATGACCCAGAGAAGCTGAAATCAATCGAGGGGATTACCGGCGTATGGATGGAGGAGGCAACCGAGTTCACGCAAGAGGATTTTGAGCAACTGGATTTGCGCCTGCGCGGCCAAACGAAATATCCGAAACAGATCATCCTGACACTGAACCCTATTAGCGAACAGCACTGGATTAAGAAGGTCTTTTTCGATGATCCTATTGATGGCGCATTTACCCTCCATACGACCTACCTAGACAATGCCTTCATAGATAAAGACTACCGCATGGTCATGGAGAACAAGAAAAAGACCAATCCGCGCTATTACAATATCTACGCGCTTGGCAACTGGGGTACGGCAGAAGGGCTGGTATTCAACAACGCAACCGCCAGGCTGATCCGAGAGGATGAGATTAGGGGTCTTGAATGTGTGCAGGGCTTGGACTTTGGCTATACCAATGACCCGACGGCGTTCCACCAGTCCTATGTGGATCTGATCAACAAGCGCATTTACGTTTATGACGGCTTCTATGAAACCGGGATGCAGAACGCGGAGATAGCCGAAAAGATTAAAGCCATGCTGGCGCATAAGCATAAGACGATTGCTGACAGCGCAGAGCCGAAATCCATTGATTACATTCACGGCAAAGGCGTGCGCATCGAGGGCGCAATGAAGGGCAAAGACTCCGTGAACGCAGGCATTGATTTTTTGCTTGAGTTTGAGATTGTCGTGAATAGCCACTTGGTTGAGTTTATGACCGAGTTTGGCAACTACGCGTGGGCGGTTGACAAGGAAGGCAAGGCAACCAATAAGCCTGCCGATGACTTCAACCACTTTATTGACGCGCTCAGGTACTCCGTAGAGCCCATGATCAAGGGCGCCGGCGCCACCATCCTCCGCCGCAAACAACGCCCACAACTCCGAGGCCGTAGGCGGTCCGCGTAATGAAATGCTATCCTAGGGCCAATCATCAGAGGGCCGCACCATGACAGACACGAACACAGGCTTAGTCCAGCTCGCCGCCATGGCCGTGAACCGCGCCATGAGCCTGCAGCGGGACATGAGTCACATCAACCCGTCCGGCGACACCAAACACGACAAGGCCTACCAGGACTACGGGTGGCCAATCGCCCCGACGTTCCGGGACTTCTACGATCAGTACGACCGCAACCCGCTGGCCTACGCCGGCGTCACCAAGATCGTAGACCGCATCTGGATGGAGACACCATGGCTGCTGCAGGGCGGTGACGATCCGCACGACGAGACCATGGCAGAGCGCACGCTTAGAGAGTTTGCCGAGCGGGTCGATCTGTGGCGCGTGTGCAAGCAGGCCGATGAGTACAGCCGGGTCGGAGAGTACGCCGGGATTATCGTCAGGGTGCGGGACGGTAAGCAATTTAACCAGCCGCTTGAGGGGCGCGTTCAGGGCGGCCTTGACGCCATTCTTGAGCTTATCCCCGCGTTTCAGGGGCAGCTCAAGGTAACCGACTGGGTAACCGATCAGTCTCGGGAAGACTACGGCAAGCCCACGATGTACCAGTACAACGAGTGCGCCCTGCCCCGCAAAAACGTGGACAGCTCTGCCGGGTACAATCAGCGCTCGTTCGACGTGCATCCGGACCGCGTGTGGGTCTGGTCGCAGGACGGCAAGCCGCACGGGCGGTCAGTGATCAAGTCCGTACTGAACAGCCTGATCAACATCCAGAAGATTGCCGGCGCGGGCGGTGAAGGGTTCTGGAAGAACTGCCGTCAGAGCCCGATGTACGACATCGACCCGTCCGCCAACCTGCACAGCCTGGCAGCGGCGCTCGGGGTGGACAGTGTCGACGAGATCAAGGACGCGCTGGGCGAAGAGGTCAGTGACTGGAACAGCGGCCTCGATAACCTCGTGGTCACGCAGGGCCTCAAGCCGACCTTCCCCAGCGTCAACCTGCCACAGCCGCAGGAGTTCCTGGAAGCCGAGTTCAACCAAGTCGCTGCCGGCTTCAAGACGCCTACGCGCTTGCTCATCGGCAACCAGCAGGGCGAGCGCTCCAGCACCGAAGACGAAAAGGGCTTTGGCCAGTTCGCCGCATCCCGCGCATCCACGTACTGCACCCCCAACATCCGCCGCATCCTGGAATGGCTGATCGACCGGGGCATGATCGACGCCCGGTTAGACTGGTTCGTGAGCTGGCCGGACTTTACCGCCCCGACCATGGCCCAGAAGCAGGAACAGGGCAAGACCATGGCGGATATCAACCAGAAGCACCTGGCGTTGGGCAGCGAAGTGTTCACGGCTGACGAGATCCGCGAGGCCATGGGTTATGAGCCCCGAGACGACGTAGACGCCCTGGACCCGGACGCCGAAGATATCGAGGCGGAACCGGTCGCGGCTAACGCCAAGCGCCTCGTGGTGAACGTGTGGCGAGGCGACGATGGCCGGTAACCCCGCTAAGCCAAAGCACCCGAGCAATCCGGTCGGGCAAACGGCGAGAATCCGTAAGGCCCGACGGGATTGGGCCGCGCACATTAAGCAGGTTCAGAAGTGGCTGCTCCAGCAGTTCGACGAGATCCCCCGCCAGGAGATCGCCGCCAACGTCGGCCGCCTGCACGTCAATCGCTACGTCTACCAGATCAGCGCAGAACGGCTTAACGCCATTGTGGCGGAACTGGTGCAGCGCGTGGCAAGCGAGACCACTAAGCGCCGCTGGCTCGGCTACGTCCGGGAAGCGTACACGCAGGGCACCGGGCAAGAGGTGATCAACCTGCAGAACATTGCCGGTGAGCAGTACAACCGGACGCTGGCGGAGGTGTTGAGGTCGGATTCCTGGCTGACCCGGATCGCCATGATCGAAAGCCGGGTCTTCGAGCAGATGGAGGCGTTCGAGGGCGACACGGCCAACGACTTGGCCCGGGTGCTTCGGGTGGGGGTGGAGAACGGCCTGAACCCACGCGAGGTAGCCGAGGATGTCCGGCAGCGGTTCGGGGTTTCGCAGTCGAGGGCCAGCCGTATTGCTAGGACCGAAATCACGCAGGCTTACCGGAGATCGCGGCTTGATGAGGACGCCGATGCGAACCGTAGGCTTGGGGTTAGGACTAAGTTGTTGTGGTACAGCGCTTTAAGCCCTACCAGTCGTCAAAGCCATATGGCGAAACATGGGACTCTGCTTACAAATGAAGAGGTTAGGGAATTTTATTCGCAAGGTGGGGAGCAAATTAACTGCAAATGTAGTCAGGCGTCCGTAGCGGTAAATGAAGACGGAGAGCCACTAAACCCGAAGTTCGTGCAGGAAGTCCGCTCCGCCTACACCGGCTAAACGATTGCAGCACCAGCCCTTGCCCGCCCCGTGCGGGCTTTTTTGTGCCTGGGTGTCGCATGACCTACATCAGATCAGCGCAACCTTTGCCCCCACAAAAAACCCTGTTATACTGCCCCAAAGGTTTGACCTTGGGGCTTTTTGCGTATATAGCCTCAAGAAACACCAGCAACAGAGGCCAGCACCATGACGTTACGCGTCAACATCCGCTCCCGCGTGGTCAACTCCGCGATTCGAAGGGAGACCCGCAACGGGCGCGAGGTGATCGTGGTTCCGTCTGCGACTTTGCCCGATGATGTCACTATGAACGGCATTCGCTATCCTGCTGAGGTTATCGCCAACTCCTACCAGACCCTGAACAACACACCGGCACCTTTGGGGCATCCGATGGTGAACGGCAAGTTCATCTCTGCCCAGAGCCCACAAGGGATTAACCTTGGATGGGTCGGCGCGTACAACGAGAACGTACGGCGCGAGAATGGCCGGGTGTTTTTGGACAAGGTGATCGACGTAGATGTTGCCAAGCGCCACCCGCGCGGCGAGGACCTGCTGGCGGCCATCAACGAACAGAAGCCGATCCACACGTCTACCGGCGTCATGCTCGAAACGATGCCGGAGAAAGGCGACGGTTACGACCGGGTAGCCACGAACATGGCGTTCGACCATGACGCTATCCTGCTGGACGAGCCGGGAGCCGCAACGCCTGAGCAGGGCGTGGGCATCTACGTGAACAGCCAGGGCGAAGAGATGGACGCCCAAAACGTAGACCTCCCGGAAGAATTTCTGGAGGCGGTTGCTGACGAGATGATCTATCAGCAAGCCAAGCAAGAGCGAACGGAAAAGAAACGCGGTATCATGGAAGCCCTGCGTGACCTGCTCAAAGGACTGACTGACGACGACAGGGCCGACAACGGCCTGATCGCTAACCAAGACGAGGACGATACCATGCCTGTATCTGAGAAAGACTTTGCCGAGCTGTCTGGCAAAGTAGACACACTGGTGGCGAACTCCGGCGCTGAGGCTGTTGCTGAGGCCCTGAAACCGCTGCTGACCCCCATTACCCAACGCCTGGACGCGATGGAAGCCAACGCCAAGAAGGCGGAAGAAGCCGAGCGCCAGGGCTACGTTGAGCAGATCGTGAAGGCGAACCTGCTGGACGAAGAGACCGCCAAGGCTCTGGACGTGAACGCCGCTAAGGCCCTGGCTGCCAAGTGCAAGCCCGCCGGCCCTGCTGCTGGTGCGGTTGGCGGCTTCCAGACCAATGCCGACGAAGAAGACCCATGGAAAGGCGTGGATCTGAACGCCAATCTGGATAAAGCTGCTAAAGAGTGATATCGAGATGACCGCCATCATTCACAAGCAATGCCTTGTAAGCGAATGCGAAAGAGATGCTAGTCACTCTGCCGGAGGCAGGAAGGGCTATTGCAACTCTCATCGCAAGCGTCTTGCGAGGCATGGCGACGTAAACGGTGGCGGCACCGGCAAAGGCGAGGCGGAAGAGTGGTTGAAGGACCACGTTTTCCACAAAGGTCAGGCATGCTTATATTGGCCATACTCAAGAAATGTTCACGGGTATGGTCAAATAAACGTAAATGGCTCGCCTATGTTGGCATCTCGTTTAATGTGCATCATGGCTCACGGGGAGCCGGAATTGCAGGGCCTGGAAGCTGCGCATTCGTGCGGCAAAGGCTCAAGCGGTTGTGTGAATCCCCTGCATCTTTCGTGGAAAACTACGCAAGATAATGAGCGTGATAAAATTGAGCATGGAACTACGAACAGAGGCGAACGGCATGGATGCCATAAGTTGACTGAGGATCAAGTGCGCTTGATCCGCAAAACCAAAGGCACCGTGTCTTCTTCGGATATGGCTATGAAGTTCGGCGTATCCAGCAGTACGGTAGATGGAATTAGAGCCATGCGCACCTGGGCGTGGTTATCAGAAGAGAGAGTCTCGATATGACTGCAAATTGTATATACAGAGGCCCGGTCGAACGCGAACCGGAGACCATTAACCTGCCCGTAGCTGGCGCATACCTGCCGGGCATCTTCGTCACCTCTGACGGCGCTGAACTGACCCAGGCCGCCGACGGCGAAGGCCGCGTGTTCCTGCTGTCCAACCGTCGCTTTTACGGGCAAGGCCCGGACACGGCTTACCTCGCAGGCGACACTGGCGCTGCCTATCGCCTTGAGCCTGAGCAGGAATACACCGCTCGGTTCGCCGCCGGCACGTACGCCAAGGGCGACGCGCTGACCGTGAACGCCTCTGGCCAAATGGCCGCTGCCGGTCTTGATGCGGTCGTGATCGCGTACTACGACGGCGAAGGCGCAACCCTCACCGCGGGTGACCGTGACGACATCGTCATTGCACCGCGCAACCGTACCGCCCCGGCATAAGGAGTAAGTGACTATGCTGCGATATAGCAAGCAACAGCAAGAGGCGGTACTGAATCACCGCCGGATGCACGAAGCGCATCACAAGGCCATGGCCGCGCAGTACCCGATGATGCAGGGTAACGCCGGATTCATGGGTAACGCCTCCCCGCTGCCACGTGACGTGTGGGGCATCTGGGATACCGAGTCTGTCGAGCTGCAACGCTCCGTGCTGGCCGTGTTTAACGACCTGGCCGCCAGCGTTGCGACCCCGATGAACCTCGGCAAGCTGGTCCACTTCTTCCGCACCACCTCCGACTCCAGCGTGGCAAACATCTCGCTGGATGGCCGTGGCAAGGCGAAGACCGATCAGCCGCTGATGGAATACCACGGCACTCCGCTGCCCATCGTGGATAGCAATTTCTCCTACGGTTGGCGTCAGATGCTGGCCGCTCAGTCCGAAGGTGAGAACCTGGAGATGGACGGTCGCATGAACGCCATGCGCCGGGTAGCTGAGAAGCTGGAAGACATCGCCCTGAACGGTGATGACGCCATCGTGGTTGGCGGAAACGAGCTGTACGGTCTGCGCACCAACCCGAACCGAGCCACCCGAAACACCGGCGCTACTCTGAACGGCGGCACCGGTGCGGAGTGGAACGCGGAAGTTGTAGCCACTCTGAAGCTGCTGCACGGCATGAACGTGAAGCGCCCCGCTACCCTGTACGTGAACTGGGACGATTGGTTCTACGCGTCGAATACTGATTTCTCGACTCAGTACCCGAACAAGACCATCGCTCAGCGCATTCAGGAAATTGGCGGCGTCCAGAACGTCATTCCGTCCGACTCCGTCCCGGCCAACGAGATCATCGCGGTTGTGAAAGATCGTCAGTTGATCCAAGTGCTGAACGGTATGCCGATGAGCTTCCGGGCTAAGTTCCGGGCGAATCCGGAGGACGACTACGCGTTTACCATCTTGGCGAGCGCAGCTCTGGAGATTAAGTTCGACGCTGACGGGAATTCTGGCGTGGCTCATTCAGCCCCAGCATAATCGCTGAAAAGTGATGAAAAGGCCGCCTCCGGGCGGCTTTTTTGTGCTACCATAAATCGTTTTCATAGTTATTGAGGCGGTTATGGATAAGCATATAGTATGCATCCCACTATCTGTTGCCAGAGATAGAGGGCTGAAAAATTACGCGATACCAAGAAAGTGCTCAAATGGGCATTTTGAGGTCAGGTCTGTTTCTGCCAGATCGTGCCGCCAGTGCCTAAGAGATGCCCAGAACAAAAGGGCGGCTGCCAAAGAGCTAGACAAGGATTACGTGGAGGCTAGAAAGCAGAAGCGCCGACATCGATACCGGACAGATCCGGAGTTCCGCAAAAAAGCGGCAAAGTACGCTGAGGACTATTACGAGAAAAATAGGGAGAAGGTGAAGGCCAGGTCAGCCAAAAGGCACAGGGATAAGTGGCAAGAAATTCAGGGAAAGAAAAAAGACTATTACGCCAAAAATAGAGAGTCGATAATGGCGTATCAACTAAAGTATGCGGAGGAAAACCGCGAGAAGTCCAACGGATGGAAGGCCAAAAACAAGGCCAGGCGACTAAAGGCTATGCCCTCATGGTTTGGTGATATTGATCAGTTCGTTGTGGATGAAGCGTATAGCCTGGCGAAGTTCAGGGCAGAAATTCACGGATTCGAATGGCACGTTGATCACCGCGTTCCGCTTTGCGGTGATCGGGCGTCAGGTCTTCACTGCGCAGCCAACATACAGGTTATACCGGCTACGATAAACCTTAGGAAGAATAACCGGCTTTCCCTAGTAGACGATTTGTCGTGGCTGTACACAAAACCCCCAATCCCATAAACTAAGGCCATACCCAACACCCGCACAGGTGATGTATGCGAATCCCGGTGCAGAACTGCTACACTATACCTGCAACTCACGCGGGAAGAATGGCCCGCGTACTAACCTGAACTGACAGGAGGCAACCGTGCCTACAGCAATCGTAACCCGCAAGAACGTGTTCAAAGGCTCCGGCGTGAACGTCGAGCGCGTCCCGGTCGGCACTGAGATCCAATTCGAGGGCAATCTGCCCGCCTATCTGGTCGGAAAGTGTCGGATCGAAGGCGCAGACGTGGAAGTCGCCACGCCGTCTGCTGCCGTGACTGACGACACCTACACCCTGAGTGACGGCACGGAAATGACCCTGGACGAACTCAAGGCCAACTATCAGGACATCGTGGGCAAGCCAGGGCGCAAAGCGCCTGACACGCTCCTGAAAGAGCTTGAAGAAGCGCTGGCCGCTGGAGAGTAACCCATGACCGTCACCCCGGCAGACATCAAGGCAGGCTTTCAGACCGAGGCCAGTGACGCCGAGATCCAGGGCCTAATCGACTTCGTTGTTTCCGGTTCGTCTGCCTGCCTGACGGCCAACGCTGTGCCGGAAGCGTCTCAGGACTTGCTGACCACCTATGCGGTGCGGCATATCCTGACGCTGACGAACGCCAGTGGCCGGGGCTCGGTTACTTCAGAGAGTGCGCCGTCGGGTGCGGGCCGGTCGTTCGCGGCATGGCAGGGCGAGGGGCTGGCCTCCACCCGCTACGGCTCCCTGCTGATGCAGCTGGATACGTTCGGATGCGTTCGGGGCGTGATGGAGAACAGCAAGAACCTGGCGTTCTTCAGCGTCAAGGCGAAGAGGTGTTGATGTGAGCTCCCTCGCCGCATGGTCATACGTGGAAGGCCCTGTCACCGTCTGGCCTACAGGCGGCACCGATGAGTTCGGGCAGCCGGTTGGAGCCCCGCCGTACCTGATCCAGGCAACCGATTGGATGCACGGCGGCGAGGTGACAAGAGACGAGGCCGGCGACGAGTTTGTGCCGCGGCTAACCGTGTACTTCGAGGCGGAAGCGGGAAGCGCCATCGTGCCGGAGCGTAATTGGTACATGCTGCCGGGGGATCACACGGCTCAGGCCAGCCCGCCCAATAATGCGGAGCGGGTTCGGTCGGTGATGCAATGGCCAGGACAAAAATTCGGCCAAGGCGAGTTGCCGGATTGGAGGGTTGTGGCGTAATGGCAACCGGCATCGACGAAGTCAACAGCCGCATGCAAGACCTGATCAACCGGCTCAGCCAGCGGGCGGAGCGGGCCGCAACGCGCATTGCCATGACCATCGAGGCGTACGCCATGGCCCTGACCCCTGTGGACACATCGAACCTGATCAACTCCATCGGGCGCAACATCCAGCCGCTCGGGGATCGGGTAACCGGCACCGTCTACTACGGCGCGCAGTACGCCAAGTGGGTGCACAACATGTCCGGCAAGCTGAAAGGTCAGCCGCGTGCTGATTTCGGTACGACTCGGGCGGGCGTTGCGTTTGGCGGGGGCACCGGTCGGGGCCGATACTGGGACCCCAATGCAGAGCCCCAGTTCCTGCTTAAAGCGGGCCAACGCGCTGAACGCGACGACGCCCCCGATATTATCCGCCAGGAGATGAGCCTGTGAGCGTGTCCGTCATGCAATCGTTACGCCAGTACCTGACCGATGCGGCCTTGCTGGACGGCTATCAGGTCCGGTTCAATCGGTGGTCGGATGCCGATCTTGAGGGCGCGGGCAACTTCGTCCTATTTAGGGTGGCGGGGCCGGGCGTGTCAAACCGTATCCAGCGGCGCCATGATATCGACTTGTACATGGTGGCGGAGCCGGAGAACTACGTGGCCACACAGAACGCCATCGAAGCGGTCGCGGACTACCTAAGGGCGGCGGTCATCCCGCCCAATGCCGTGCGCTACAGCGTACCAAGCAACCCGACCGGCCCGTTTGAGAGGACCAACGGGCGGCAAGCGTTCCAGCTGGCCGTGCAAGTGTATACTAGCAGCCAGGTGTACGAGCTGATCGATGACGAGATTGACACCTGGTACGACTTCTTCAGCCCAACGGTGTGACCATGACCAACCAAGTAGTGAGCGCAGACGGAACAACCCTGTTCGTGGACAACGTTGTGGTCGGCGGCATCGAAGACTACACCCTGTTCGACGGCTCCGTGCCGGACGTTCCGCACCGGCCAATGTCCGGCCCTCTGACCTTCCTGCCGGGCCTGCCGGATTACGGACAGGTGCGAATCCGCCTGTACCGGAACCCGAGAGACCCCGGCCAGGTCCGGATGGACGAATGCCGCGCGCAGAGTCGGGTAGTAACGTGTAAACTGATCCTGATTGACGGCACGATTCGGGAGTTTCCCGGATACGTCAAACAGCTGCCCTTAATGGGCGGCAACATCAACGGCACCGGGCTGGTCACAGCTGTGATCAAAGTCGCGGGGCCGCCACAGTAAGCAAGGAGATACAACCATGAGTAACGTTTATACCGTGGTGGGCACCCGGATGAGTATCGCTGAGGAGCGCCCCGCACAAATCGACGCCGCCGGCTTCGGGGCGCTACTGACCTGGACTGAGATTGGCGAGGTTACCGACCTTGGCTCTTGGGGCTCTACCGGCTCTACCGCCGCCCATCAGCCGCTGGCAACCGGTGAGACTGTGAACGCCAAGGCGTTCCTTGACTGGGGCAGCCGCGATATCAGCATTGGGCGCGATATCACCGACGCAGGCCAGGACCTGCTCAAAGAGCTGGCGGACGGTGAGACCAAGCGCTATGACATCGTGTCGGTCAAGATCGAGCATCAGTCCGGCCTGATCCAGTACGCTGAGATTCAGGTAACCGGCTTCAACACCAACTTGCCGGGCGGCGACTCCATCGTTGCGGCTACCGTGGGCATCACGTCCCGCAGCCGTGTGATTGAGGTTAAACCCGTTGTAGGTCCCTAACCCGCCTCGGCGGTAGGGCTCCCGTTGTGTCCTGTCAGGCCTCGGGAGCCCGCTCTACTGATCGACTGACAGGGCCAACTCAACTGACAGGTGATAACTATGTTTGAACATCTCGCAACCACCGATACCTCCGAATGCCCGCTGTACTGCGCCGATGGCGTCACCGAGCTGGGCGTTGAGGACAAAGACGGCAAATTCCAGCAGGCCGTCGTGCATGTCCGCAGCCGCACGTGTGATCAAGTCCGCCAGCACGATCTGGACGTTCGCCGCCGACTGGTCAAAGAGGCGCAAGCCGATCAGGCGCGAGGCAAGAAGGCCGCCAAGGATTACGACCCCGAAGAAGACTACCGAAACGGCGTGGCCAAGCTGGAAGTAATCATCGCCGGCTGGGAGAACCTGCCGAACGGTAAGGGCGGCACGATCCCCTACAACGACAAGACCAAGCACGAGCTGGCCTCCATGCCCGCGCTGGACTACATCCATCGTCAGATTTTCAAACACCACAACGCCGATGAAAATTTTATGCCGGCGCAATCCGAAGCCTGATCCAGTACGCCGGCCATCTGGGGTGGCTTAATGCTACCCTGGAGCTCAAGGCCGGCAAAAAGACAGAGCGGATTGTGCGCCACGAGTGGCTATGGCCGGGCTCGATCTACCGACAACTGCCCGACCTCGGGTGCGTCCGGTACATCGCGGACTACTGGGACAAGGCGGGCCGCGCAATCAATGGCGGCATGGGCCGAATCCCGCTAAACTGGCAAGAGCTGGAGGCCATGCAAAACTTGCTCGGTATCCGGCTGAGGCCCTGGGAGGCGGAGTGCATTGTCGAGATGAGCCGCGCGTATTGCGCCAATGCGGCCAGTTCCGACCGGCACGACCCGGCCCCCTACAGCCCCACAGACGACGAGCGCGAGCTGGCTATCGAGCGCGGCCACCAGAACGAACACGGCATGAGGATGTAACAGCATGGCCAACGGCGAGAACTTAGGCTCTATTAACTACAGCGTCGACGTGGATTACTCGGCGCTGATCGCCGCTGGCCAGGCGCAAGACCAGTTTACCCAGAAGGCGCGGGATACCGCGTCCGAGATGACCAAGTACAAGTACGTGACCTCCTCCGTCACGAAAGAGTACCGTTCGCTCAAAGCCTCCATCGATCCGGCCTACAAGGCGCAACAGCAGTTTGCCGCAGGCGCTGACCTGATCCAGAAAGAACTGAACTCAGGACGCATTACGCTCAGCCAGTACAGCAAGGACATGGCGAACCTGCGCGCTACGACCCGTGCCACGGCACAAGTGGGCGGCATGTTCCGTAGCTCGTTTGGGGGCGTCGGGACAATCGCACAGCAAGCGGGCTACCAGATCGGCGACTTCGCCACACAGGTCGCCTCCGGCCAGTCCGCCATGATGGCCTTCACGCAGCAGGCTCCGCAGTTTGCAGGCGCGTTTGGGCCGGGCGGCGCGGTGCTGGGGGCGGTCATTGCTATTGGCGGCGCCATTACGGGCGGGTTGGTGCGTGCGTTCAGTGAAGGCGAAGAGGGCGCCAGCCAGCTCAGCCAGTCCATGGAATACCTCGATGAGGTGATGGGGCGAACTGAGTCCGGCGCCATGGGCCTGACCGAGCGCATACGAGATCTGGCCAAAGAATCTCGCGCCGCTGCTCAGATCGAGCTGCAGCGGGGCCTCGTCGAAGCGGCCAGCGCGTTTAACTCGGCCCGCACGTCACTCTATGACGCGGCAGAGGATGCCCTCGATACCACCATTCTCGGAGACTTTGATGCCGCAGTAAGCCAGGCCGAACGGCTGGCCCGGATGGGCGTGGACGTAAATGACGCGTTCTCCGAGTTTGCGACCACGGGCGCTCAGTTCCGGGAGGGTATAAACCTGATCCGGGACGAAGCCGAAAACCTGAACGACGAGTTCGGCATCAGCATCGGCGCCAGCCGTACCCTGATTGGCGCGCTCGGGGCCGTCAAGGCTGACCCGACCGTTGCGGGATTCCAGGCGCTTCAACAGGCCATATTCGAGGCCACGAAATCAAGCGACAACGTTACCCCGGCGTTCATGCGTACCGCGTCTGAGATGTCAAACCTGGCATCCCAAGCCGTGGAGGCGGCGAAGCGGGGCGAACAGCTGGAAGAGTGGATTGCGAACCTTGATGAGGCGTTGCGCGAAAGCGACCCGGCGCTACTGGCCCGCCAGACCGCACTGCAGAACATAACCACTGCGCTCGAAGATGAATACCTGGCCCTGACCATGAGCGACCGGCTATTGCTTCAGCACCGGCTCAACGTGGTTGGGGCGACTGAGGCCGAACAGGAGCGGGCGCTCGCATTATACGACGCCGCCGAAGCATTGCGGGTGAAGGCGCAGGCGGATGAAGAGGCACGGATGGCCACGGAACGGGCAGCCAAAGAGGCGGAGCGCCGAGCCGATGCCGAAGAGAAGGCCGCTCGTCGGGCAGCCGAAGCGTGGGAGAGCGTGCGCCGGTCGGACTGGAACGACTTCCAGAACCTGCTGGATAAGATCGACCCGCTCGGGGCCAAAATGCGCAAGCTCGGTGAGGACATTGCCGTCGTGCAGATGGCCTTCGGTCGCGGATGGATCGACGAGGGTCAGGCGGACGAGATTGTAAACGCCCTGACCGAGGCCGCTGAGAACGGCGGTCAGGCCTTCGTTAACGAGTGGCAGAAAGCCGCCGACAACGTGGCCCAATCCCTACAAGACGCCATCGCATCCGGCGACTGGGACAAAATCGGTGACGCCATCGGCAACAGCCTGGCCACATCTATCGCGGGCATCGTCAACAAGACGATCACCGACAGCCTGGCCAAAGACTTGACCGCCAACAGCAGCGCACTGGCCCAGATTGGCGGGGCATTCGCCGGCCCCATTGCCGGGGCGGTCGCAGGCGGTGCGATTCAGCTGGCCATGTCCGAGCTGTCTGATTTCTTCTCGGGCAGCGACTGGGACCCGACCGAAGCACGACAGGCCGCGCAGGGCACCGGCACGGTGCTGGGCTCCATTGACGCCAAGTCGGAGTCCATCGCCAAAGCCGTGGACATCAGCGCGGGGGCGTCCCGTGAGCTGGTGGGTATTAACCGGGATATGTTGCGGGCGCTTCAGACGTTGCAGCTTGGTATTGCCGGGGCTTCTGGGATGGTGGCACGGAGTTATGGTGGGCTGTCCATGCCGGCAGACTTCACGCGTACAATCAGCGGCTCCGATTTCGATCTAACCGGCGGCATCATGCCGATATATGACGAGGCCCTGGGCGCGGCATTCGACTTCTATGACGGCGCATTCGACGTGTTCAGCTTTGGGACTTTTGACCTTGGCGGCGCTCTGGGTTCAGTCTTTGGTGGTAGCACAGAGGTCAAAGACTTCGGCATTCAGTTCTTCGGAGCAACCCTCGACGAAATGATTCGTGGCTGGCGCGATGGTGACAACTACTACACCGCTCAAGCCTACGCCACTATCAAGCGCGACGGCGGGTGGTTCGGCTCCGACAAGCGATGGGACGAATATCAGCGCCTTGGCACTGATGCCGAAAACCAGATCAGCCTCGTCTTCATGGGGATCCGCGATTCTGTCACGGCTGGCGCAGAAGCCCTCGGCATGTCCAGCACCGAAATCCAGTCCGCCCTTGACGGGTTCCAAGTTGAGACGCAAAAGATTAGTCTTGAAGGCTTGAGCGCAGAAGAACAGACGGCGGAGCTGGAGGCCGTGTTCAGTTCGATATTCGACCAAGCCGCAGGCGCAGTCGTGCCGTATCTGGACGACTTCCAGCGCGCAGGCGAGGGCCTTGGCGAGACGTTGGCCCGTGTGGCGACGCAGGTGCAGGTCACGGAGCAAGCCGTGGACATGCTGGGATTGCAGTTCAGCGACCTGGCCGGGGCGGAACTGATCGAGGCGTCTGACCGGCTGATTGAGCTGAATGGCGGGCTGGATCAGTTCATCAGCAACATGCAAAACTTCATCGGCAACTTTGCGACCGAGGCGCAGCAGTTCGAGATTAACGCTAATACGCTGGCGCAAGGCATGGGCAGTCTACCATTGCCAGAGACGCGGGAGGGCTTTTGGCAGCTGCTACAAGCACAAGACGCATCCACGGCGGCAGGCGCGGAGAATATTGCCACGTTGTTGCGGTTGCAGGGGACGGCTGATCAGTACTATAGCGCGATTGAGAAGGCCCAGGACGAAGCGCAGAAGGCGCAGGAGCAGTATTACGCCACTGAGATCAGCGGCCAGCGCTCACGGCTGCAAGAGGCGCAACGCGCCAACCGTGCCGTACAGTCCGCCATGGACTCCATGCTGTTTCAGTCCAGCGCTGTGCAAGAGGCCAGCCGCCAGAGCGCTATCAGAACGCTTGAGCAGATTGCGAATGCGGGTCGCGTGTCGGATATAGGTCAACTCCAGAGCGCCCTGGATGCCGCCACGCAGCTCGATCAGGGGCGCTACAGCACCTTTGCCGATTACGCCCGCGAGTACGCCCGCACGGCTGGCGTTATTGGCAGCGTGGGTGACGTGACGCAGACGGCAGAGGATAGGGAGGCCCGCATGTTGCGCAGTCTGGAAAGCCAGCTTGAGGCGATTAAGGGCTTGCGCGATGATCTGGAGCGTAGCCAACTGGCCATCATCAAACAGGCAAACAAGACCGCCAAGACATTGGAGCGGTTCGAAATTGACGGGATTGAGGTTCGCGCATGAAGATTATTAGGCCGATGGATTTGACGGCGGATGGGGTCGTTAGCAGTAATGCGCTGGGGGACGGATACCAGCCCTGGGAGCCAGAGGGGCGCTCTAATAGCTTTTCCGGCGCAGGGTCAGTTTCTGTCGGCGGGAATCTAGGGTTTTGCGTGCCTTCCGGATCTTTTGTCCGATCTTTTGACATTTATGACCTCGACTCAGGGGAAAAGATCGGAGAGTTTTCAGATGAATCTGTTTTCAACATAGTTGAAATAGCCGCAAGCCCAGACGGGAGCCTTGTGGCATATAGGGGGGCCGCTACCCTGATCGGCAATCCGTACGTTAAGGTTTACGACGTATCATCATCTCAAGTTGTGTATTCTCGGGATGCGAACCCCACGCCGTCGCGCCTTAATTGGTCGCCAGACTCGGGAGAGATAATCTTCTATGAATATAAGCCGTCAGGGCTGTCAACCCTCCCGCCAGAGCTCAGGTGCGTGCGTGTCAATGCCTCCAACTGGGGCGCGACTATACTGTCGGAAGACCTTTTAGATTTGGCCGGAATAACGATAACTGAAGGCGCGTCATTATCCCTTGCACCGCCCAAAATTGCGGCCTCTGGGGAGGCGTTTTTATCTTTCAGGGCGGAAGACGACGGGGACTCGAATACATTGGTTGTGAGACTATCGTCCAGCATGGCCGCAACGCACGCGGAGTCTGTATTTGGATCGCCAAACCCAGAAGTAATTTTGGCAAACGATACCAGGTCGGAGGTCGCAGTCTTTTTTGGAGATGGCGATGCCAGATTTTTTGCTTATGCAGACATGGCCCCCATATCAGCACCGGCCGCTATATCCGGCACTACCTACAAAGGAGTGTCAGCGTCTCTGGACGGCTCCGAAGTTACGCTTCAAGCAAGCTCGGTCCAGCCTTACAATCGTCGATTTTTGCTTTCCGACTACTCAGCTTTACCGCCCATGCCGGCGACCGGTAACTATAAGATTATCCATTACGCAACAGACTACTTCCTAGGCGTCAATTCAAACGGCTCCTACGACATTGTTGATCTGACAACCAACACCCTAATCACCCAGATCAACCCCACCGTCACCGCCGGCGACATCTACACCTACGCCAACCACAACTACGAAGCCCTACAAGACAACAACGACCGCCCAGACCTCGGAACTCTCAAAGTTGACCCAGAAACCCTAAAGCCCGCCCCCACTTGGCTAGACCTCGGCTTCATCAACCCGTTGCGCATGTTCGACAACAAGCTGGACTCCAAAACAACCGCCCCGAGCCCGTTAGTGATCGACGTAACGCCCGGTATGCTGGTGAACGGCTTGGCCCTGTTCAGCGTGGACGCCGCCACCGTGCAGATCACCTACACCGACCCGGACGATGGCTTGGTGTACGACACAGGCGAGATCAGCATGCTGGACAACTCCGGTGTGCAGGACTGGTACGGCTTTTTCTTTGACCCGTACCTGGTCAAGGCGGACTTGGCCCGCGTGGACTTGCCGGCCTACATTGACGGCACCATACAGATCACGTTGGACGGGGCGGGGGCGGATGTTGCCATCGGGGAGGTTGTGCTCGGCACCATCTACCAGATCGGTGACGCGCAGTACGGCAGCAGCGCCGGGATTATTGACTTCAGTCGCAAGGAGGCCGACCAATTCGGCAATTTCGAGATCGTCCCGCGCCGGTTCTCCAAGCGGGCCGAGTTTGACGCCGTGATACCGCCCGCCTACGGCGGTTCGGTGCAGCGTACCCTGGCGAGACTGCGCGCCACTCCGATTGTCTGGATCGGCTCCGTAGACCTGGAGGAGACCATCGTGTATGGGTACTTCCGCGAGTTTGATATACTCTTGAGCAATCCGGCGTTTTCCAACGTCACCATCACCGTAGAGGGCCTATAACATGGCAGCACCACAGTCCACACCGTTACCGGAAGCCCCGCAGCGTGGCGAGCCGGAGAGTGTTTTCATCCCGAAATCGAACGCCTTTGTCGCGAGTCTTGAGCCGTTGCGGCAAGAGTTGCAGGCTCAGGCGGATTACATTGACGGCGGCGTACAGGCCGTAACCGATGCTACGGCGCAGGCCGTGACCGACGCCACGCAGGGCGCAGAGGACGCCCGAGATGCGGCCCAACTGGCAGAAGCCGGCGCGCAAACGGCGCAGGGGCGGGCCGAAGATGCGAGGGATGCGGCCCAGCTGGCAGAAACCGGGGCGCAAACGGCGCAGGGGTTGGCCGAAAATGCCCGCGACGCGGCTCAGTTGGCAGAAACCGGGGCGGTTGCGGCTAAGGACGAAGCAGCGGGCATTGTCGGTGTGGCTGGCGTGTTTGCTGATACCGCATCGGGCGTCGCCGGAACGACTGATGGCGAGTATTTTGCCCTCAGCACCGATGGCAGCGTGTGGCTAAACAATGCCGGCGTGGCAGAGCAGGTGACAGATTACGCCACCCTTGCGAACGCCATCGGCATGATCTCCGCCGCACTGGATGCAATCAACGGCGAGGTGGTGTGATGGGCGTCGTGAGAGATAAGTTGGACTATCTGTCCGGCACCAAGCGACTGCTGCGGGAGGGCATTAACGCCGTCCTTGCAGACCGTGGCGACCCCCTGTTGACCGAAAGCACGCCGTTTGAGGACTACCCCTCGGCGCTGTGGGCACAGTCTCCGGCGGCGTCTGTAGGCTCTCTAACGGGGCCGGTGGCAGATAAGCTGCTACGACTCAACGAGACCAAAAACCGGCTGCGTGAGGCGATTAATGCTGAGCTTGGGGCGGGGTTGACTGCGGGGGATGCGTTTCGGGCTTATGGCGAACGAATCTGGAGCCCGAGAGCGCTATTCCTTAACGGCGAACAAGGTGCATGGTACGACCCATCTGACCTGACCACCCTCTACCAAGACGCCGCAGGCACAACACCTGTCACAGCGGATGGTGATCCGGTTGGGTTGATGCTGGATAAGTCTCAAGGGTTGGTGCTTGGGCCAGAAATGGTTCAGTCGATACCGGAGCCCCGTATACAGGATTATGAGGGTTCGTCAGGCCAATGGAATAGTGTTACAAATACGGCCAGTAACGCTGCGGTATCAACTAGCGTACATTACCCTAGATTTCGGTTTCTGTTCCCGGATATAGATGAGACAAAAACCTACAAACTCAGTATTACGTTATCTGGCGAGGTCGATAAAATTTCCTTGCTGCCAGTTTATGGTCCGGGACTAGTGTCTACTGATATTTCCAATCAGAGTGGCCCGACGTACACCTACACTGGTAAGTTGAGCGCATCTAGCCTTAACTTGGGCATTTTTACAGACGGAAGAGCGGTTTGGGACGGCATTACTGTTGATTCCGTTTCCATACGAGAGCTGAAGGGAAACCACGCCGTCCAATCCGTTGCGGCAAGACGGCCTATTTATCGGACGGATGGGATATTACATTGGTTGGAGTTTGATGGGGTTGACGATCGACTAGATACCGCAGATTTGGCATTCCTGTCGGGCACAAATACATCTCATATTTTTGTGGCTGGCAGGCTGGTTTCACGTACGCAAAACGCAGGGCTTTTCAGTGTCGCGGCAGACAGTACCGCACAACTCTCGCAACGATCTCTTGCTGATTCCGGTGGGAATCCCGGTCAAATGAAAGTGGATGTCAGGGGTGGCAGCCATACATTCGCGGCGACAGCAACCGAGATCGGGTCTTATGAAGCGCTGTTCGAGTCCGGTACGATAATTGGCGGCGGAGTAAACCTGGACGCATATACAGATGTGGCTAGATCGCACAGTACAGCGAACGGGGTTATGTCAATCGGCGTTGGCTTGGCTGCCAAAACTCCAAATGAATTTTACGGAATGATCTTGAGGGATCGCGAAACTCTTGGGGCCGATAGAGAAAGCGCAATGCGATTTAACGCAAGGCTCGGGGGGATAACTCTATGACCACCCAATACTCCCAAACCCTGACCTTGGCTGTACCTGAACACCTGATCGACAAAGCCAACCACCTCGCCTGTTTGATGGGCGAGAGTGCGGCAGACATCGAAACCTTCCGTCAGGCCACCTACACCAGCGGCACCACCGCCTACGCCGTCGCACACACCGTCTGCAAGCCAGTGGTCACCGATGCCCTGTCAACCCTGACACTACCGCCTGACCCTGACCATGTACCGCCTGAGTATGACCGCACACAAGCCGAGGCCGCTGTGGTAGCGATACAGTCGGGAGAGATTCTGGTGGCGGCTAACACCGATCCGCATGAGCAGTTCCAAGCGTGGGGTCTTGAGGTGATACCGGCAGAGGAAGACCTGATATGACCTACACCGAGCACTTCACCCCCGAAGAGTTCCGAGACTGGGCAGACGACATGTCGCCCCGCCTCGTAACGATGATTGACGTGTTGCGGCATATGATCGGCAGCGCCATTGTGATAAGCCCGCACCCGGACAGCCTCGGCAGGGAGCTTGGCCGTAACTCAGAGTCTGCGCACAATATAGACCGATGGGGCGAGGTGCTGGCTGCTGACTGGTTTATTCCGCACGTCACGACCCGTGGCGCAGTCGAGGGCGTGGTTGATACCATGC